TCTCGTTTATTCTTGAAATCTCCACATACCTTCAGACTTGCATATAAACATAAAGGATCTGAAAATGAAGGAAGTAGAAGAAATAATGCTGCTACTGATCATCCATACTTAAATAAATTTAAAGAATGTGCTATGAGTTCATTTGGTGTTAATTACACTCCAAATGGTCCTTATTCAACATATGAAGATGGTGTGATGACTGCATATAATATAACATTGAATTTCCAAGAACTGAATCCAATATATAATGATGATTATGGTAGCAGTGGTCCACTTCCAGCTGAAATAGGTTTCTAAAATGTCCAATTATTTCGATCTTATTCCCAATTTTGACTATGTTAGCAGATTACCTGATGCTAAAATATCTGATTATATTCGTGTCAAAAATTTTTTTAGAAGAGCAACTCTAAGAGAAGATATTTTCCAAAGTTTAACTTTCTTTACTAAGTATTCTATTGAAGGTGACGATAGACCTGATAATGTGGCACATAAGGTGTATGAGAATTCTGACTTAGATTGGGTTATTCTCCTTGCAAACAATATAACTCATATTCCAACAGAATGGCCAATGCCACAAAATGACTTTGATAGGTTTTTATTAGATAAGTACGATAATTACGATACCATCTATAATGGAGTTCATCATCATGAAACGATTGAAGTAAAAGACAGTAATGATGTAACTATCATTCCAGCAGGGTTACAGGTAAGTTCTGATTTTAATCAATCCTATTATGACCACTATCTTCAGAAAATAGTCGATACAGTGGATATTACCCGTCCAGTGACAAACTATGAATATGAAGAAAAACTAGAAAATAAGAAAAGAGAAATATTTATCTTAAAACAAGAATACCTCACAGTTATCATAGACGACATTGAAGATCTCATGCCATATAAAAAAGGTTCCACTGAGTATCTCAATGGAAACCTTAAAAAATCTGAAAATATCAGACTATATCAATAATCAAAAAAGTAATAGGGGAAAAAAATACCAGAGATTTTTTTGCGACTTTTTTGGAATAAAAAGTCGATTTTCCCCTGAGAGAATCACTCTTCTGCTAGCTTCTGAAAGTATGACAGTGCATCATCCTCATCACTAGATGAAGAGACGGCAGAAGTCACAGTTTCTTGTGCCTTACGTGCATTGAAGTCTGGTGTATAAGAACCACGAGTGTTGTCCTCATCAACCACGTCCTCATCTACACGACGTGCAGGAGGTCTTTGTCCTAAAACATATGTAAGACGCTTCTGAAGATCCTCATAAGATTTAAACTGATCAGGAGCAGTAACAGCAGCAAGAGAATACTGCTTCTTCCAAATTGCTTCTAGTGCATCATCATCTTCAAGAAGTGGTGATACTGAATCGAACTCTGACTTATCATAGTTCCAGTAACCATCCTTCTTCACAATCTTCAACTTGAAGTTTGCACCTTGCCAGAAGTCAAAAGGATTAATCGGTGACTCATCCTCAAACTCAGGCTGCATTGCTTCCATAACCTTATCAAAGATCTTCTTACCAAACTTATAAAGGAAAACTTTTCCTTCGTTAGCAGGATTAGTAGGATCTTTTACTACATAGATGTTTGCATAGTATGATAGCTTACGCTTCTGTCTACGAACTACATCTTTATCTGCTTCATTACCACTGTTCCAGAGTTCACGATTGTGCTCTGATACAGGATCTTTACCACCAGTTGTGGTCAAAGAGTTTTCAATATACCATCCACCTGGTCCTTGAAATGCATGTGAATACATTTTTGCCCAAGGGATTTCTTCTCCTTCAGGTGAAGGTAAGAAACGAATAACAGCATAACCGTTACCTGATTTATCAAGTTCTGGTTTCCAGAGACGCTCATCTGCACCTCCACTTGCTGTGTTCATCTTCTCCACTTCTTTAACTAACTTTTGAGTTAATGATCCTAGAGAGGACTGTTTTTTTAGATCTTTAAATGACATTAGATTTGTTTTTAGATTTGGCTTTTGTGTACCCTGTAATGTTACAAGGAAAATTGGTTTTTGTCAATCTGAATTCTTAAAGTTTCCACCATTTTACTCATCTGATCAAACACTTTACTCATATCAACACTGTTAGGAATACCCATCATAGAAGCAGATTCTATGATATTTTCCTTCATCTTCAGAGCATCGGGGTCATCAGATAAACTCAAACGAGCATAAAGAATTTGTTGTTTCTCAATCAACCTAGTAAGAAGTTCAACATGATAGAGTTGATCTTCTTTTTTCATGGAAGGAAACTTAAAAATATTTGAGTAAACTTCTTCTTGAAGTTCACTAATTTCTGCCATCTCCGCCCTAACGACTGGTGATTGAAAAAATTTCATTCTGATGCTTCTTCTGCTGGAGCTTCTTCAACTGGTGCTTCCTCTGCAGGGGCTTCCTCTGCAACAGGAGCAGGATTATTTGTTTCTTCAATCTGTTGTAGAACTTCAATTGCACCAATAAGTTTTACACGAGTCTCAGTTAATTGATTTAACTGTTGTGTGACTTCTTGGAGTTGATTTGTAAGGTTCTGCAGAACTTCACCATTTTCAAGAGTCATGGATAATTACCTCCTTTAGAATTTTTTTGTAACGGGATACATCAATATTTAGGAAGGGAGAATACTTTTTAATTTTACGACTGACGGTTTCCCATACAGGATCTTTCAATCGTTTATCAAAATCCTTCCCATAATCAAATATTCTATCATATATTACCATACTTTCAAGTGATATGTCACCCCCTAGATAACTCTTTAAAATTGGTGGGTGTCCTTTACTACAATCAAACATATCATCTATCTTCTTATTATCAAATACATTCTCTACCTCTTCCTTAAAAATATAAGAAAGTGATTGAGTTTTCTTTTTCCATTCTTGATATCTTCCCTCTCCTTCCTTTATCATCTCACCAATCCACATCGTAGAAGGATCAGTAGAGTATATAAAATTAGATACAAAAAACTCTTCTACTTCTTTATCATTCTTCTGTCTTGCAAACTTCTCAAACCAAAACCTATCCTTCCTCTTATAAAAGGCTTGAACTGTTGCTCTGGTTTTACCACGATACTTATGATAGTCGTAGTGATCTTTAGTAAAGTGATTTTTTAATGACAAATAGCATCGATATGCATCAAAGGGCATCATTTACCTGCCTTCTCTAGATTTGTTTCGTATAGTAATGTGATTGCCTTCGACAGCAATCTCTAAGTAATCTCTATGATCCCATCCAAGTTTTTCATAACACTCATCCAACTTCTTCATATCATCCCAAAGATCAGTGGGAGTAGGTTCACCCCAAAAAGGATTGTTATCGGGATCATTCATAGTGGTAACTTTGCTCGTGAACTACGTTTTAAAAAGTTAAGTTCTGATGCTTCATACTTAATCTTTTCCTTTAAAGGTTTAGGAATAAGTTTAGGCACTGATTCAATATCAATACTATTTTGTTCACAAAAATGAATAATAGCATCAATATAATTCATGTCTTTATTTACTTGCACTAAAGTTTCAATTTCTTGTGCAAATCCAGCAGAGGAGAAGAACTTACTCTTCAATACCTTCTCTAATTCATTCTCCATTCCCTTCCCCAGTGTTGTGAGATACAAATTCTTTTATATATCGAACTAATAATTTAATATAATCCCCTTTGTTTCGTTTGTCAAATACTTTTACTTCACCACTAGGTGTTACCATAATAGTGATAAGTTTTTTAACAGGAATTTCAGTTAGTTCGTAGTAAGCAGCAGCATAAAAAGTTTCCTGAACGAAATAGTTTTCCAACCACTTCTCAGGTTTAATCTTCTCAGACGTTTTAAAGTCTATTACTGCTAACTCACCTTCATACTCTGCTATACAGTCAACTCTACCTGCAAGACCAAGATACTCAGAGTAAAGTGTTCTTTCTATAGCATGTATGTTATTTATCTTATCTAAGTAGGGTTTAGCATGATGAAACATAAACTTGGTAGCAGGTCTAAATTGCTCCCAATCTATTTCATTGTTTCTCATATAAACTTCTACTGCTTCATGGAAATCAGTTCCACGAGTAGTTGCTTTCTTCGTAATACGATTAGCCTTTTCCTCACCAACTTTTTTTCTCCACTCAACAAAAATTTGTCGGTTATAAAAAGAAGTTACTGAAGTAATAGAGGGAACCCAAGTACCATCAGGAAGATGATAGAGTCTACATCCTGGAGTTTCTTTCTTTTCTAATTCAATATCACCAAGATAATTGTGATGTATAAAATTCATTTAAATAAAAAACTAAAAGGACATTTACTAGTGGTATTAGTTTTTGAAAACAATTTTGATTTCCATAGATCTTTAGTGCTACGAGTATCAAAAATTTTCAAATCTTCTTTCCTCCACCTATCATATTCATTCCAAATATAATCTATTTTATCTGGATCTTTTTCTTGAGATAAATTAATCACATCATCTGGATTAGAAGAATGAAAAGACATTCTAAAAAGAGGATCTCCTTTCTTTATTATAACAGGTTTTGATGGATTAACAATAGTGAGACCCAAACTAGAACCTCTTGACCAATTAGATAAATTAAACCACCCACCCACAGCAATAAAATTATTAACCAATGATGTCATAGGATGATCTGTGAAATCAAACCATATATCATCTTCTTGAGTCCAAAATACAAATCTTGGAAACTTTAATTGAATAACTGGGCGAGGAGAATTAATATGATCCTCATCCCCTTCTAAGATAGCTTGATTAGTAGACCTAATAGTTGTAATACCATCAGGACTTTTCATCACTTGTAGTTTAAAATCGATAGGAGAAATTCCTACAAAAGTTCTACTACTTTTATGTTTATATACAGGACATTTTCCATAAACAAATCGATCATCATCTAAATCACTTTGTCGTACTAGAGAATCATCAAATTGTTTATGGTTAACATTAATATAGTGGATTGTCTTGCTCGACATATCATATAGTAGTTTCCATCTTAGCTAGTAGGTACTCTTTCACAAATCCAGAACGAACAATATCTTCGACTCCGAACTCAACAATATCAACTGAAGGCATGATGCGAAGGATCTTCATAAAATCAACCACACCATTCTTCTCATTAGTTTTAACAAGATCTGATTGAGTGGCATCACCACAGAACATAATCTTAGAGTTTTGACCTACTCTTGTTATTATACTATCAAGTTCGTGAAAATTCAAGTTTTGATATTCATCTACGATTACAATTGCTTTATCTAATGTTGTACCACGAATAAATGAAGTACTCCAGAAGGAAATAGTTCCTTGTGCTTTAAGATTTCCATAGAGCATTTCAAAGTCAGACTCTGATGGCATCTCAAACATATACTTCACCATATTCTTATATGGTATCTGATAGAGTGAAGACTTATCCTCATGATCACCTGGTAGGAACCCAATCTCTCTTGTAGATACAAGTGACCTTACAATATAGATCTTCTCATAAGGAGTCTTAGGATCCAATACATCTTTAAGTGCATTATAAAGAGTTATAAATGTCTTACCAGTTCCAGCACAACCATATGCTACTAAGTTCTGATTGTTCTCATAACATCGAAATAATTCTTCTTGGTTTGGAGTTAGAGGAGTAATTTTCCTCATCAAGTCCGTATTAATTGGTTTCTTTCTTTTCATTTGCTTATTACTCATTCCGTATGGAACAACTGGCTTACGGGTTTTTGATTTAGATGGCATGTTATTCTACATCAAAGGCAGATTGTGTTGAAGATTCATAAGATCCTCTTCTAGCTAGTCTTCCAGAGATACCTCCAGACTTTTCAGCTTTCTTTAATACCTCACCCCATCCAGGATTCTTATTAACTAATTTATCCTTCCATTCACCAACCTCAACTCCCAAACCAGGCATAGTAGAAGGGTCAGAATAATCTCTTTCCCAATCAGGATTATCATCTCTCCACTGATCCCAAGAATGGATACTCATTGCTACTTCCTTCTGTTCACCAGTTTCTTTGTTTATAACAGGGTATGTTGCCATATCAATAAAATAAAGTTTAGGATTAGGATTATTTAGTTCCACTCAAGTGCTTCAGACACAGCAGGGAATTTCTCTACAAAAACCTTCTTACAGGCATTAGCAATATCCATATGTTCTTTCTGAGTTCCGTGTGCAGAACGTAGATTAATATAATGTATCCAAGAACGACAAGAACCTGTCATATAGATTCTTGTAGGAGTTGCAAGAGGTAAAACAAACCTTGCACATTCTTTTGCAACACCTGCTTCTAACATCTGATTATATAATCCAAAGGCAGAACTGAATAAGGTGTTCATCTGTCTATTAAATTTATCAACAACCTCTGGTTCTAAATCATCAATACTATTCTGTCTATTCTTACTATCTTGTCTACGAAGTTCAGGTATTTCAATATTACCTAAAAGATTACTATCAGCATATCTCTGAGAGAACTCTTGATAAGTAAAACTTCTGTGTCTTAATATCTGTGCAGCAATTGCTCTAGTAGTTTGGATCTCTAATGTCATAGTAGATTGCTCAAACACTGACCAATGCTGATGCTTAATACAATACCTTAATAACCCAGAAAAATTTTCATTATCTTGGTTAGATGGATTAGAAACTCTGGCAATGTATGCCATTGTTTTTTCTGCATCGGGTGTGATGCTTACAAATTGAACATTCATATTTTAATCAGGGTAGCCATCATCGTCTTCAAATACTTCGTCATAATCTCCCACAGGTACTGGTTGAGAATATGCTTCTACGTCTGAATAAATTTCAGACTCCAACTCCTCCACGACTTCTTTAAGAGCCATTAATAATACTTTAAGTTTTCCTCTGTTCATTTTGTTTTCTCATTATTTAGAGGATGCCATCAGAGAGATTTGAACTCCCGACCTTGGCTTTACAAAAGCCCTGCACTACCGCTGTGCTATGATGGCAACTCCCCCACCTGGACTCGAACCAGGGACAGGGTGATTAACAGTCACCTGCTCTACCAACTGAGCTACAGGGGATTGTGTGGTGGAAGGAGGGAATTCATTTTACCCTCAAGTAACGGGAATCGCTAGTGTGCGATG